TTTATATTTAATTTTATTATCAAATTCTGTAACATACTCAAATTCCCCATATGCATTTGATTTTAATTTAAAATCTTCGAATTTTAGTTTAGACAAATTAACACTTGTTTCTAATAAATCACCAGCTGGTGTTTTTATTTTAACTTGATAATCTGATCCATATGATATAATTCTAGCCGAAATAATTAACCATTCCTTATCCGGAACTATAAGATCTGATGATTTAAATCCGGGTATCATCACAATAGATTCTAATAGTTTATCTAACATTACGCCTTCTTTAATATACGACCCATTAGTTAAAATATCTTCATCATATGCAGTCATATAACGAATTTCCACAATACCAGATCGCAATGGACTCGATTCTGGATATACTAATCCTTTACTTGGCAATTCTATAATAGACCCAGGTATTTTCGAAGTTTGCGTTTTTTCGTAATTTTGTTTGGCTAATTCAATTAAATTGTTGTTTGAAACTCGTGTTGATACTTTTGACATACTTTCCTTATTATAACTTTATTATAAATATAAGATCAGTAAAAATGGGAGCCGAAACTCCCATTGTAATACTTGTATAATTGTATATTTTTAGAAATTCAAGAATGCCCAATCATATCTTAATGTTGCCGAAATCATTACAGCATCATTTGTACCCCAATCTAATGAACCAAAATTAACATCTGCTAAAAATGTTCCTTTCAGTGTCCATTCTTCAACCACTTCACCTAATCCAGATAATTGCTGAAGTGTTACATCTTGTTTATACATTGATGAATATCCATCTCTACCTGTTGCTGATTCGTGGTGCAAACGGAACCATTCCATAGCTTTTTGTGCTGCACTTGGAATAATAGCATCATAGATAGAAATAGCTATATTATTCCAAACTGTTTTACCTTTTACATATCTTTGTACATTAATATGATCTAATGTTATTTCTCCATTTGCTGCAGATGGTTTTGCAGAAGCTTTAATTAAAAATGCAGGAATTAAATCTGTTCCGATACTCATGATGAAACGATTTGTATATTTTGGTTCCCATGAATATGCAGCATTATAAAATTCATTTTCTGTTCCAAAATCCTGTAATGATCCTGGAAATACTCCTTGACCGTCAGGTGAATCCGCGCCGTTAACAAAGCCTTCTAAATTAGATGAATTAATATCGTATGGCATTTATATCCTTTTCTTTTTATATAAATATTATATACAGTAAAAAAGGTAGACCAAAGCCTACCTCTTTTTTTTATTTCGTATAAAATATACTATTCAGGGAATTGTGCACCCGTTGGTTGAATATTAAAATCTAAGATAATAAATTCAGCCGTTCTTGTTGGTTGCAAGAAAATTTGTCCGTATAATATATTTTGATCGATTAGATCTGGAGTGTTATTGCTTGAGTCCATTATTACTCGGAAAGCATATAATCCTTGCTGATTTTTTACGCCCTCTAAATATGGATTAACAATAGCTTCAAATCTGTTTCGAGTTGCATTTGTGTTTTGCTCGAATACTAAATAACGAGTTGAAGATGCAATAAACTTCTTAACCGTAATTAATAGTCGTCGTACATTTACACGATCCAATGCACTAGGTCTTGCTTGAAGTGTTTTTTGTCCCCAAACAGCAATACCCAAGTTAGGGAAATTTGCAATTGGGTTAATTCTAGCTTCATACAAGTCTCCTTTTTGTTTTGGAGTCAATGTTAAATATGTATCAGTTGCCGACGTTAAACCACCTCTATTCAAACCTGCAGGGGCATACCATGGAGCAGATACACTATCATTAAATGCAATAACGCCTGGCATTACTACTGATGGTGGTACCCAGGTTGGTTTATTATTTCTAGGATTATTAATTTTAATCCATGGGAAATATGTTGCAGTATAACTTGAATCTAAACTATTAACTGTTGTGATAGCAGTTGTAACTGAATCTGTTAATGCATTTGAATCCATGATATAGAATGTGTCTTGTCGATCTTCTGCTAACTGACGAGCTGCTGCTGTTATAACTGGATGCAATGAATGAATTATACCAGGTGTTAACAACATGTTCATATCATAATAATCAGTGTTGCTTAATAATGCAAATGCTTTGTTATATGCAGTAGTACCAGTTGATGTTGTTGAACTACAATCAAATCCAAATGTGTTTGCTGCAGTAATATTAGTTCCGCTGAATTTAGGCAAGTTAGGACGAGCTCCGTCAAATCCTCCCTGATTTGGAACTATAAACTTTCTAGTATCCAATGAAACATTGCTAGTAAATGTTCCAGCTGTTAATGCAGCCGTTAATGATCCACTATATGGACTAGTTGCATTCGGGAATCCTGCAGCTGCTTGCTGAGACACATCTCCTAAATAGAAATCTGAATTGCTAGCAGTAGTCGACCCCGATGATGGTAGTGGAGCAAGATAAGTTAAGTTTGCTGCATCTGTAAAATCAAATCCATGATAATAATTGCTATTAAATGATCCGCCAACTGTTTGTGATGTGCTGTATACAGCGGCTTCTACATTAGCTGAGCCAGATGGATTTGGAATTGGAGATGTTAAAGCACGGAATCCAAATGGTACCAATGTTTTATCAACAATTTTATTAGCAACCGAATCAGTTACTTCTACGCGAATGTAATTTGAATTATTTTCATAATCACCGTTTATAAGCAAATCGCCATTAGCTGAAACTGTTTTGTAACGATCGCCAATAACTCTAGAAATATATCTAGGAGAATCTGGATCTAAATTAACATTTCGGAATGACTCAACAATTTCTGGTGCTAAATCTGTATCAGCTGAATTATATACTGAACTAATTTGTGGAGGTACATTTGTTGTGTTTACTCTACGAACTTCTACAGTAAATGTTCCATAGCCATTCGGATCTGATACTTCTGTTGATAATCTTATATCTCGGATACCTACTTTCGTTTCAAAGTTAACTGCGGTACCATGTGATATAGTATGAAATTTAAAAAGATTAACAGCAGTTGATCCAATTTTTTGTGATGTGATAAATGGTGTCGATGCTGTGTTATAATCTTGTAAAAATGCATAATTAGAAATAACAGCTAATTTAGTAGTTACATCACCTAAGTTGTTAAATAAACTAGTTGCTCCTGTATTTTCATATTGAACGTATACTGGATAATCTGTAGATTTAGGTGATCTACCAAATACTTTGGTTACATAGTTATTAGCCGTAGAACTAAGTGAAGCCGATACTCCAGCACCTTCTGTAGCGTATAAATTAAATGCTCCACTAAATCCTGGTACATTTGTATTTAAATTAGAATCATATGATCCTGAAATTTTAATTGCAAATGATCCAGATACATTGTCGACAATGGTTGAATCAGCAAATAAATCAGATGCGTCATTTACTGCTTCAACTGGATGAAGCAAATGTGTTACTACTTCAACAGACCCAGATGTTGCAATAATTGCTAATGATCCATTATCTAAATCATAACCATTTTCATACAGCAATCTGGTTACTGTCATATTAGGTGCGTTATTTAAATACTCTTGAACTACGTATGGTACATATGAATCATCAGTATACGAACCAAATATTTGTTCGAATTCTGCATATGACGAAACGGTAGTAGGCACAAGAGCCGGACCTTTAACTGTTGGTCCAACGATTGCAGCTCCAATTGCTTGGATTGCTTGTGGTAAAAACGACTGGTCTTTTTCTCGTGTATAGACTCCAGGCGTTACTATTCTTTCTGCCATTAATTACTCCTATAATTGTTTTTATTAATAAATATAATTTTTTTTATCAAACATATATCTATTATTCGGTTGCTGTGAATGTACCGGCATCAATATCGATTTTACCGCTGCCATATTTATCTTGTAGCTTCTGAATAAATTCTTGTTCCTGAGCTTGTAATTTATCAAATTTTTGAAATAAATTAGATAGGTCGGCTTCTATTACCAATAATTGTTTTTCGGTAATATGTTTATCAATTGTTTTCGAAGTTATTGTTTGTGTTAAACTATCATAGTTTGCTTGGATATCTAGAATTTGATCTAAATCTGATTTATCAAGTTTTTTTGTCATAACTGTTCCTTTATTATTAAATAATAAATAATATTATACTATAATCCAAATAATATAAGATTTTATCAACCACTAGAAAATCTTTGAATGTATTATAAACCTAAAATATTTTTTAATTGTTGGATTTGTTCTAGTGTTAATTTTGTGAAATCTAAATTATTCATATTGGTATCTGAGTTTATATTTGGATCTTCAAAAACAATTTCCCTAGATA